GTGCTTACCCACCAGTATTGTTGCGGGCAGCAAGATGGCAGTACGGGCCGGACCTGATGCCTTATGGGTTGGTTACTACTAATGAGATACTTATGAACGCATTCTTTATAAATAGCACTTCAAGGAGGCAAAGACCAGCATCACAAGCGGAATATTTTGTTAAACAGGCGTTGTGTGGTAATGTCGAGGTACCTCCAACTAAAGTCTCAGCGAGACATTTGAGATATGTAACTGTACGTGAATTGAATTCAGTACCTTATGATAGGTTGGTAGAACTAGCAGGCTTTACTTTTAATACATTACACTCGTTATATAAAGCGAAAGACCTACACGAGTCCTTTTTTGTCGGTTTAATTATGTGGGCTATGAGTATACCTGATGAGCTCAGACCATGGATAGCCAAGTCAGGAATTTGGCTATGGGAATTTAACACTGTTGAACAGTTTGCTAAAATAATTAAAAATAAATTTACACTTAGGTTGAAGGCTTTACAGAACCTAGTTCCTATAGACTTAACACCTGCCTTTGAAATGGAAGTATTAGTAAACAGGGGAGTCGGGAAGGTTGATTGGGATACTGAAGAAGCCAACAGAACTAAACCTAAACTGGCAAATTTTGATAGGGTCTCAATCCTTACTGAGTGTGTGAAGCTCTTTAAACGGGCCTATAGCACGGGAAGTCGTCCGAAAAAGATGAAGTGGGAAAAATACTGGAAGAATAGGTACCAGTGGGCACCGACAGGAGCATTTCATTCACAATATCCAGAAGACTTGATGTACCTAGCCAAAGACAGGTTATGTCGTAACAAGCTCGATACATTAACGAAGATGCCCAAGAGAACACTGGATTACTTCCTAGAGAGGCCACCACAAATAAGGGCGTGGGCCTCTACTAAGTATGAATGGACTAAGATGCGTGCTATATACGGTGTTGATGCTACCAACTTCATATTAACTGGATTTGCTATGGGTGATTGTGAAAGGACATTGAGTAACATATTCCCGATAGGTGATACAGCGACGGAAGAGAATGTCAGGCGTACGGTGAAGGAGGTACTTAGGAACGGAGTGCCTTTTTGTTTTGATTACGAAGACTTTAACTCACAACATAGTACAGAAGCAATGAAATCAGTACTCGAGGCATACATTTTAGTTTTTGAGAAAAACTTATCACAGGAGCAGCAGGCTGCGCTGGTGTGGGCAATTGATAGTCTTGATGACGTTCAGATCCGTGATGATAAACAGAGGTGGTACAAGACGAGTGGTACGTTATTGTCGGGCTGGAGACTGACTACATTCATTAATACAGTACTCAATTATGTATATATACAGTTATTGGACACACCAATCAAAGTATCTACTCATAATGGAGATGACGTACTGGCTGCTGTTACAAGGTTTTCAGATGTACAGAAGTTGATGTTGAGTGCTCACAAACACAAGGTGAGGTTCCAACCTCAGAAATGTTTCTTAGGTGCTACTGCAGAATTTTTAAGGATAGATCACTCGCGGCCAGGAGCCGGGCAATATTTGGCACGATCTATTTCTACTTATGTACATGGCCCTACGGAGGCTGCTTTACCAAATAATGTATTAGATTTGCTAAAAGCTACGACTGAACGCTGGCGTGAAATAGAGGAGAGACATGGTTGTACTGAGAACTTACAGGCCATCCATAGAGAAACGATAAAA